ACTTATTACAAAGAATATAGATAAATACATCTGGGAGGGATTTCAGGGGGGATTTACGACCTTTTTAGAGCCAACTCCTGACCACTTATTAATCTGTCATTTATCGCCAATCCATTGTCATTTAAAAGCACAAATAAATCTTCTAATGAACCGAATTCCTGAATCTGTATGTCGAAGATGGACTGACCACCTAATACTTTTAAAGCCATTATCCTAAACTTATTGAATCAATAGACGTTATTAACTGGTCAATAGTACCTGATACATCTACCCTGTTTACCCTTCTGTTGTCGGATTCTAAGTTATTCTTTATTTTTATTTTTAACGCTTGCTTGGAAATATTACCATTTAGTTCGTCAACTATCCCAACTCCCAAAGTGGGAAATTGGTAGAATTGACCCGGTTTGGCGGTGATTATAAATTCAACATCCTGACTATCACTATCTGCTACGACCAGATCACCGTCTTTAATCTCAATGTCGTCTTTTACTATTAAATCATTCATGATAAACTACCTGTTATTGAGCTGCCTGTTACCGGCCCCCCTCCTGAAGGCGCAACCAATCCAGTTCCGGGAACTGTTACTTTTGCTGTCTTAACATAAGTATCAATAGCGTCTGCCAAATCGTTTTTAAACTTATCTATGGCATCTGTCTGAGTTTGTCCACTGCTATTATCAAACGCCAGTAAAGCGTTTAAAAGAGTGTCTATATCAGATTTAAGTCCTGTTTTATTGAGCGGCATTAGAAAAATAGTTTGTTAATTCTAGCATCAATAGCATCCAAAAGAGTAATCGTTGGAGGCGCAACGGTTCCCGGCCCGGAGGGAGTATTTATAATAGCGTTTTTTATCTCTTTTATCAAATCATTCAGTATTATCTTCAAGTCCTCATCATTCGCCTCAAAATGTATCTTTTCAATCTCAGAGGTTAAAGATACAAATCCTGTACGTTTATCAGTGAAGGTAGCTATTATAAATGATCCTTCCTTTGGAATAAGTACAACTCCCTTTGTCTCACTTTCAACTGCTTGCAAATTAATCCCTGCACGATTGGCATCACCTTCAATAGATTCTAAATCGCATATCCTTTTATCAGAATCTACATTAATAGCCTTTCCCAGAACAGAATAGAAGTTTTCCCTATCCAGTCTCTCGGATAAGAATTGTTCTAATATTTCAGTCATACTAAGCGGCATCCCCGACTTTGTTTCTTAATTCAACCATTTGACGACCCCCATCCACTCCAAAAGTAGTAACTACACTTTTAATCAGATACCGTCCGTTTTTTTCCGGCAATCGATTGTCTATATAATCTATCCGATCAGAATGCTCAATTGTTGGCTCTAAAAAGGTCGTAAATCCCCCCTGAAATCCCTCCCAGATGTATTTATCTATATTCTTTGTAATAAGTTGTCTTATCAATTCTTCGCTTAACTCAGGCACTTTCCATGAGTTTACAATGCCTCCCTGTTTTGGAGTTCTGCTAATTACCGTTTCTCCTTTCTCTTTAAATCCGAAAAGAGTAATAACAGAATTATCTTTTTGTTTTGAATCAAACCGAACTACCATTTTTACATCATCATCCCTTTGGAATGTCAGATTATCATCAATAATGTTAAATTCAGTGTCCATAACGTGTACGGGTTTATCTAAGGACAAGATAGAATTCAATATCCTAACCTGTAAAATACCATCTTGGAAGTAAATATTATATCCGAATTGTTTTTTCAATACTTCAAATACAGTGACTGCGTTTACAAACCCTTTATTATCTACTTCAAAATTTCCAATCTTTGCGTCTTTGTCGTCAAATTCTATTGTTAAGTTGTCAAGGTCTGCGGTCGCAAAATCAATTACTTTTTTGATAGTGGTATTTATAAATTGTTTGGATTTCAGATTAATTTGTTTAAGCAACCACATCGGGTCTTCACATTCCAATACCAGGGGAGTTTCAGGATGAATATTATTTATGAAACCTGTAAATCTTCTTTGTAATTTAGGAAAATAACCGATATTAATCTCCACCACATCCTCTCTGTTAAATAGATTATCTGTTCCAGCAACAATTACCTTGTTATTTCTTATGAACTTATTAGGAAGGGTAATGGTTGCAGTGTCGGTAAAGGTATCCCAACTACTCTGTATAACTAAGTTGGTAACATAATCAAAGGTGAAATTCCCTATCTTGATCTGGGATTCTAACCTTTTCATGTTATAATTATTGGTTCGGCAGGAACTCTGGTTGTTATATTAATAACTCTGATAGGCTCTAATTCGTTTAGATTAATTGGTGTATCAGATAGCATATTAATCGTAAAAGTCTGTAAGTTTCTTACTCCTATTTGTTGGGGAATGTTGTAATCGGTTATAACTACCCTGGAATCTTCCTTTAAGAAAAACCCTAAAAACTCACTGGTAACATCTAAGCTATCCGGCACTTCGCATATTTCTATTAATTTCTGAACATCTGCGGTTGAATAAACATTTCCAATATCATTTACGGTTCCAGTTTGTTCGTTCATTTGACCCGTTATGATCCCGTTTAAAGTAATCAGGTAATCACCCCTTGATATGAACTCTTTTACCGTTCCATCCCTGCCCTGAATAGGCGTTGTTATGATATTTTTAGATTGGTTCACTTCGATTATCATATTGGGTATAACTAATCCTACGCCCTCTACACCCCTATCATCTGGAAAAGGAACTTTGATTATTTCCCCCGATTCATTGCGCTTCTCGAAGTTTCCCCCATTGAAAGTAAAAGGGTCTAATATCGGGGTTCCCAGATAGCTAAAGGGGGTATCTTCATCTACTTCCTGAAGCTCAGAAAGATCAGCAACTCCAAATTCTCTAAGCAATAATGATTCCTGGGCCTTCCCAAAAGCTGCGGTTTTTAACAGCCTCACCCCAATACCGGGAGCTAAAATCTGAGGGGAGGCTGCCTGCCTTATTCTTGATCCTATGCCAAATACAAATTCTGCCATTATCTTACTTGTATTTGTACATCTGCAAGCATTGTTAAAAATTGTTCTTTTATTATCTCCTTAATATTATTTATCCCTTGTGGAACGGTGGTGGAGTTTAGAATAAGATTTTCAACAAATTTCTCAACTGTAATATTGAATATCTTAGGGGCTGCTGAGACTATTTTGGTTATGCCTAATTTCTCTTGTTGTAATCTGATACCGCTTATATCTACTGCACCAACCACATCCTTTTTAATCCGATCAATCTTTTCCTGAATCTCTAATCTGGCAACAGCATCTTTTGTTTTTCGGGCCTCCAATGTAAGGCTTGCTATAAGTCCCTTTTGTTGTCTTAAGCCTTTTTGAAAAGTTGATCTGAAATCCGTAGGCGCAAGCGTAGCTCTTTCTTCTAGTTTTAATAGCTTCTCTTTCGCTGCTTGTCTTTCAATTAAAATAGCTTGAAGTTTATTCCCTATGGCAATTTTTTTCTGAAGGATTATTATATCCTTCATTTTAGCTTGTTCAATATCAAGATTTTTAAAATGCTGTGGAAATAATCTTTGAAGCTCTTTCAACGCATTTTGCTGAACAAATCTGGCTTTTGTTTCACTATTTAAAAGAGTAATTAATATCTCTAATTTTCCTGTCTGTTTTGCTGTTTTTTCTTTTGCCTCATCAAATGCTTGGTTTAATTTTCTTTGTTGTCGTTCAGCCTCAGTCAATAAACCACCAAATTCAACAAATCTTATAATCAATGCTGATAATCCAATTAAGACTAATCCTATTCCTGTTTGTGCCAAAGCCAACCTAAAACCTTTTAATAGTGTGATAGTAGATACAAGTCCCCTATTCATCAATATAAGAGATAATCTATATAGTTTATTGGCTATTGCCGCGCCTCTGATAATGAAATTAACCGAAATCTGAAGGGCTTTATAAATTACCAAAAGCTTTATGAATTTTCCCGTTATTTTAATTACTTCTACAACTGTATCAATATTAGCCCTTAATGATGCTATTAAATTTTGAAGAGCAACGACACCCGCATTTAATGAAGGTTGGAATTTCTTAAAAAAGTCATT